TTGATAAATGTTACCCAACCATTTGAATTATCCACTTGCTGAAAACCTAATTTAGATAGAGCAGTGGCAGTAGATATATCTTTTGTTTTTAAAAAATTTTGTTTTTTATTATCCATTTATAACACCTCGCTTACCCATTTGCAGCAGTACCAGCATTTTTATCGCCATCACGACTACTAATTCCACTTTCTGTAAGGTCATCTTCATTTTTCGTTTGACCACCAGCATCTTTATTTGATTGAGTATAAGAGGATTGGAGAGGAATCATTAAATTTTTAATGCCAATCGCATTTTCAAATTGTAATTTACAATAGACATCATAAGGATTTCCCATAAGACTTGTAAGATAATCAAGAGCAGAACCGCCAAGAGTAGCAGCGTCTTTCATCATATTTTGATATTCTTCTTGATTGTACCAAGTGATTTTATGTATCATAAATGTATAACCATCTGATATTACATTTTTTAAATAATGATTATACCAAGATTCTATCTTATTAACAAAAATCCAACAGGTACTTGTATCGTTTTGTAATGCATGTTTCAAACCAACGGAATTTGTACTAGAACCACCACTGATTACAAGCTGAGAAGCTCCGGCGTTTGCAAAGATATTTGACACTGATTGTGCTAATTCATCATTTGAACTTGTAGTATTAGAACGAGGAAATTCAATTTTTTGAATCTCCATAGGAGAATAGGCAGTGCCTATCAATTCCGGAACTACGGCATCTATCAATTCTTGAATTTGTTGTACGAGTTCCAAACTTAAACCAAAGTCATCTACATTATCTGAATTATCCATTAAAGGAATTTTACTTACAAGTAGTACATAATTCTCCAACGCAGTACGGTTATTTATCAATTCCTGTAAATCAATATCATCAAGTATCAATTCAAATAACGGTAAAAAGTATGGAAGAGGGGCATAAAACTCATCATCTGCACAAGTTGTTAAACAAAATGTAGTATTCGGATCTAACCTATACCATTGATAGTCTCGACCTTTTTCTTTATAATCCTTATATCCTTGAATATGTTGTTCTGACCAAACACCGACACCATCATTATTAACACCATAGATAAAATCTGAATTATTACCACTATCAAAATATGCTGCATTATAATAGATAATCCATTGGTCGTCTGTTGTTTTACCATATATACGACAATATTGAACATCTAGTGGCATAAATACTTTTCCATCTTCATCAGAATCATATAATTCAAACACACTGAAACCATCTCTTAACCCCATATACATTTGAGAGTATGAATCTTTGGCAAGATTAAATGTCTTGAAATTTTTTAATACATTCTGATAATTCTTAATGGATTTTGCCGAATCTATTTCTTTTGTTATATCATTATTCTGGGTGATATTGTAATAATAAAGTGGCATAGAAGGATAATACATAAGAAGTTTTTTGTACAACATAGAATATCTGCATAGAAATCTTGAAATTTCTCTTAGATTGTCTTGACTGTTATTAGGAGAACTAATATAGTTTCGGAGCAATTCTTTTGTATATGTCGTAAATGTCTTTGTAAATGATTTTCCTACATTACGCTGTAATAGTTCTTGAAATTTTGCAAAACTTATTTTCTGTGCTTTTTTTCGCTCTGTCGTATAATCAGAATCATTTGTTTTTGTTATGATTTTTCGTTCATTCATTATTTATTTTTCTATGTACCTCCTTTCTTAAAATCTGGTTGATTTCTTTGGCGCACGAACTGAGAAGAGTTGGGTAGGAGAGTAGGTAGTTTTATTTCTTTTTTCTGTTATGTTTTTTCTTCTTTCACACATCAAACCGTAGCTGATCATACACGCCGTATAGCTGCGATCGTCGTGCAGCTTATTAGCTTTTTCAGGGGTAAGTTCAAAAGAGTCTTTACCAGAATCTCTTTTCTTACGAACCATATTAACTAATTCCTCTTTTAAAGCATCCATATTTGCTAAAGCAATTTTATCTTGCCAATCTAGTTTAATCATTTTAGTATTAACAGATTGAATTTTACCAAGCTCATCATTTAACTTTGCCTCAAATTCCTTTTCATTTAACTTTTGCTTCTTTAATTCTTTTGTAATTTCTTCTCTTGCATTCTTTAATTTTTCTTCGTCTATATCAAAAGTAGTTAAATAATCTTTATTATCATATGGAGCAGTAAAACTAATCTTGTCCTGATTCATTAATTCAATCATTGCCTCATACATTTCAGACTTATAAGCAGTAGGAGACATAAGATGTACTTTGTCAACTGCATTAGGAAATTTCTTTACATATTCTGCCGAATATTCTTTATCAATCAATCCTCTATGTACAATACCGACAGAATCTGTCCAATCGGGCATCAGGTAGTCAGCAATATTTACGCCGCCACCACCGGAACCTGCATCAATATATATACCTACTATATTTCCGTATGCATCAGCACCTCCGTTGTAATCCAATATTACTTTTTTCAAATATTCAATTTGGTCTGGTGTTTGCATAGGGGACTTTATCTTTTTACCTACATCAATAAGATTTATACAATTTACTAATCGGACACGTTTATCTATACTTCCATCTACTTGTTCAAAATCATATAATTCTCCAACTAAAATAACAGAATTATCTCGTGAACGAGCTGGGTCGTAAGCTATCAAAAACTTCTTATCACCTGTGTCATTATATAGAAGAGGCTTTCTTACTTCCTCATTTCTTGTAATAACACCACGCTTAATAATGGCATCACTTCCAGCTTCTGTGGTAAATTCACAGTAATATTCACGTCTAGCTTTTTCGGGGTTTGTTCTCATTTCAGATTCAACAGAAGAACGAGAGAGTAGTGGGGATATTATTTCACCATGAAGAGTTGGTTTAAAAGCAATTTCACAATCTATATGTAATACGCAATAATCAGGATCACCCATGATTTGTTTTTTTGAAAAATCTCTATATAGTTTCCAAAATTTAGTGTCAGTAGATGAAGCAGAACTAATATAAAATTTTTGATATGGAATTTCTTGTGGATAACATCTTTGCCTAATAGGGTCAATAGATTTACCGTCTTGTGTTTTACCAGTTTTCAGACTTCTTTCTACAATAGCAAAGGCACTATAAACATTCATCATTTCTTCTGATAAGAAGCCGCTTTCATCAAAAATTATACTGCCTCGAAATCCTCTTTTAGCGTCTATATTGCTATTAAGAGTCATTGTCATGGAATTATTATAATTTGTATATTTAAATCCATTTGACGAGTGGTTGAATCCATCGCCAGCAGCATTATTTATTTCAACTTCATTCTTAAATATATAACCAGTAGAACCTTGAAAAGTATCAATGTTATCATTAGCCAAACGTTCTAGTGTGGTAAAAGTTTGTTCAGCCTGACCACCAGAACCGCTTGCAATGTAAGCCCAATAGTTGCAAAAACACATATCTTTAGCCATTAGCTCTAAATCAATTACTGTGCTTTTACCGAAACCTCTTGTGCATACACAAAGCACATTTGGACATATCCAACTCCGCTGTACCATAAGTGCTTGTGCATCTAAAAGTTCTATGTTGAACATGATATCAATCATCTTCACTGGATTGCATTGAAAGTATTTTTGCATATTTGCAATTTTCACCAATGATTCTACTTTTCGCATAGACATATTATAAGATTGTGGTTTGACATAGATGCCATATTGCTTATATATATCTTTGTCATAATCTAAGTACAATTCATTTACATAATCAATTTTTCTCATCTGACACCTCATTTACTTGACTTTCAGTGTCGATATTTTCATTTTGGATTTTATCCTCATCTGCATTAAAAACAGAATACAAGTCTCTTAAATCTACAAGATTCTTGTTTATATCAATATTGTTATCATTCATGTAATCCTTTAGGTCTAAATTTTCACGAAGCAGAATGCGATTAATTTCTTTATATGAATTGCGTTCCTTTCTTAATTCAGAATTAACACTACGCATTTCGGCAATCATATCAGACCAATCAGATTCATCTAGGCGAAGTTGCTTAAATATGGAAGCATCACTTATTTCTTGTACCTGTTGCATACCTTTACAAGTAGCAATATCAAAACCATTTACTTCGCCTTCTCTAAGATTTAAATCTTTAATCCTTTTTATTTTACCAGTCCAAGTATTTTCGCCTTTTTTAGCATTTTTGTTGTACTTTAAAGAGATACAACTGTCTTGTGCCAAGTTTGTAATAACAGAAGTAATCTTTCCTTTGCTATCCTGTAAAGAACGAATAGTTGCAGAATTTTTTTCAATATCATTAACATCTGACATAAGTTTTGCAACCGTATCATCAATTTTAGATTGTTGAAGAAATCCACGAACAATAGCAATAGCAGAAGAAGTACGCATCATATCTTCATTAGCATCTTCACTTGCATCAAGTAATCCTAACAATTGAGAATATAAAAAAGGCTGGTCTGCTAAATCTTCTTTTTCAAATGGGTCATAGTTTAATAATCTTACGACATCCTCTTTATTTTTTATAAAACTATCATATGTATCTTGTCCCATATGTTGTTCTATTAATTTTGATTCATCTTGTGGTTTCTCATCGTCATAAACAACTTTTTCTTTAAAGAAGTCTGAATCAAAGTAAGTTAAACCAACATAATTTACCATTTGGATGTTCTTTGAATATGCAGACCACACATTATGTTTTACTTTTCCTGCAACCAAATTCTCAGATTCTTGAATACTGGCATTCCACACAGTATTAAGAAAAGGCTTTTGTAAATATTTAAGAGCAAGGATAACACTTTCTTTCGTAGGTTCGTGTTCTTCTCCATTCTTATCTACACGTAAAGCGATTTTTCTCGCACATTCACGGCAGATAGGAGTACAGGTCGTCTCGCCATACATAGGATCGGTATTGATATAAAACCCTTTTTCTCTATCTTTATGTTTTTTACACATCAAGCAAAAAGCTGTACTTTCAAATTTATCCAATTTCTCTTGTAATTCATTTACTTTTTCTCTTGCTTGTACAGCAGTCAATTTAGCTGGTTGTACTTCTTTTTTTGTAGCCAAATTAACGACCACCTCCTTTTTAATCCAATAAAAAAAAAGAGTATCAACCTACTCTTTTTTGTTCATCTAGTTTATGATTTTGATATTCTTCCTCGTATAACCAAACATACCCTTTATAACTAGGTTTTATATGTCTACAACATTGCGAAATCATATTCCCACTAAAACCATTTCGTCCTGCTTCATTAATGGAATTAAAAATATTTATTATGTTGTAATCATTATCAACTTGATAAATTTTATGGACTTTTACAGATTCTAATTTTCTTTTTACTTCATCACAATATTTTTTATTAATAATTCTATCTTTATCATTTACAAATTTCCATATATATCCATAAGCAGATAAAGAATAATGATTACAACAAGAATTAACCTTTGAAGGATTAAAACCTGCTTCTTTTATTTCACAGCCATGATTCCATATTTTTATTAAATTTCCATCTAAATCATATTGCTCAACAGGTTTCTTTTGTTTCCTATTTAAATGATAATCTATATCAAAATTATTATAATCATCTTTATATATCCAAATAAATCCTTTAACTGTTTT